CGCCGCCTGCGCGGCCCGCTTCTCGAAGCGCTCGACGAGGTGCCACTCCCGCGGCCCCAGGAGGTAGCGAGCGCTCGACAGCGGGGCGAGGCCGGCGCCCACGGCCGGCTGGCTCACCGATACGCCCTCCCGCCGATCGACAGCACCGGCGCCAGCTCTTCCCGGCCGGCGTCGCTGAAGCCGGAGTCGGCGGCCAGCTGCTCGAGCGAGCGCCGCCCATGCGCCCCGGCCTGCTCCGGCTGCTGCACGCCGGCGAGCTGCTGCACCAGGGCCGCGGTCTGCGCCTGCTGCGCCCGCACGTCGGCCGCGAAGCCGCGCGCCAAGGCCTCGGCCTGCTCTCGGCTCGGGGCTTTGGCGGGGTTCGGCATGGGCTCAGGCCGGCGGCCGCGTCGTCGCCGCGCCGATCTCGTCCAGCGACCCCGGGGCGGTGCTGTATATCTGCGGCACGCCGTCGCGCCAGTTGCGGTAACTGGCCCGGATCCAGCACAGCGACGCCGCCACCGTCGCCACGTCCACCGGTTCCGTCTCGCCGGCCAAGGCATGGGCCCCGGCGAAGATGCAGCCGGCCCCGAGGCCGACGTGCATCAGCACGATCGACAGCCGGTGCGCGCGGTAGCGCAGCGCGTCGAGCCGGCAGAGGTAGGCGAAGAGACTGGCGCCGGCACCGGCGGCCACGGCCACATGCAGGGCCATCATCAGCAGGCTATCGAGGGCCATCCGGGCCTCCTCCTTGCTGCCCCGGCGAGCCGGCGCCGCGTCGTGCGGCGAAGGCCTGCAGGAGCGTGTTGACGACGTTCGGCACCGCGGCCACGACCGCAGCACTCAGGGGGTGGAAGATGCCGCCCAGCACGAGGCACCAGGCATTGCGCCACCGCGGCGAGGTCGTGCCGGCCCAGTCGGCCGCCACAGTGCCCAGCAGCGCCGAGGCCAGCATCACGCCGGCGAAGACGAGCACCTGGCGGAAGCGGCCGGCAGGAGGAGCCAGCGGCGCGCCGAAGATGGCCCCCACCATCGCCCAGGCTAGCGCCTGAGGCTCGACGCCAAGCAGCGCGACGATCAGTGCGCTCGCGCCGGCGGCCAGGGCCAGCGGGGTGCTGATTGGCTCGGCCATGGGGCCTCAGCCCTTCGGTTTCGTCAGCGTCGCCCACGCAGCCTTCGCACGCGCCACAGGGTCGAAGCTGCGCACGAAGTAGCCGCCGGCCGCACCCAGGGCAAGCACGCCCCAGGGGCCGGTGAGAGTCTCGAACAAGCTGGCCATCTGCTGCCCCAAGCGTGCGCACTGCGGCGCGGTGCGAGGCATCGTAGGAACGCACGCCCGCCGGGCGAAGCCGCAAATCTTTGCGGGCCCGGTCAGCCCCAGGCGGTGGCCCCGGCCGGAAGGTGTGTCAGTCCAGTTGTGATGAGGGTAGCGGTGCGCGTTCCGGCCGCTGTGCTGCCAGGGCCCCACATCGGATACCAGACACCCGTCAGGCCGCTCGCGATGGTGGACTGCGCGCCGCCGTTCTTCGCCACCTTCAGCACCCCGGCGTTCAGGTGGAACGTCAGGATGTCGGTGCCGCTGGCGATGGGCCCCGCCACGAGCGACGTGCCGCTGCCCGATGGGTTGTTGTGGTAGAGGTTGCCTGAGTTCGCCCAGATGCCGTAGCCGTTGGCGTCATAGCCAGGGTAGTTGGTCAGTTCCGCGGAGGCATTGCCGAGGCCCGACATACCGCGCGCGGAGCCGCCGCCGTCGGTGTAGGCGATGATGATCTCGAAGGCGCGATTCAGGCTGGCATCGCGCCCCTGAGCCCCACGGATGTTTCCTTGAGTCGAGCCCGCGCTCACGACGGTCGCGATGCTGTCGTTGGCGCCACTCACCGAAACGGCCGCGGCCTTGTCGGTGGTGCTCCACCCGCTGACGGATCCGCCGACAGCCGCCGCGGCGCGCAGCATCATGATGGCGAAGGGGGTCACTCCTCGGTCCCTGTCGCAACGATGTCGAGCTTCGTGTCGGTCGCGTTCCAGATCCCCGCGAGGTAGGTGGTTTTGCCGATCACCGTGGTGGTAGGCAGAGTCACCCCGAGGGCCCGGTACTGCGACCCATAGCTGATGCTTCGCGCGGTGCCGTTGTCCTTGATCCTGATGACGATGCCGAAGCCGTGCACGGCGGTCCCGCTCGGGTTGGCCAGCGTGAGGCCTGCCGCCTGCGCGGTGATGATGACGAGGTCGTCGCTGAAGGTCGGCGTGACCGTGGCCGAGCTGGTCACCGACTGAACGCGCGGGGTGCGCAGCAGGGCCGCGATCTCGTCGACGCTCGAGCGCCTGGTCTCCCACATGGTGATCGTGACCGACTCCCCGGCAGCGTCGTCGACGATGACGTCGCCGTCGGTGCCGCCGATGGTCATCTTCCCGGCCGTGAGCGCGGTGATCGTGCCGCTGAAGATGTTGTTGGCCGAGTTGCCGGTGAACCCCTGCACCCTGACCTGCTTGCCCACCGCGAAGCCGGCGGCAACGAACCCGCTACCCGAGTCGTTGAAGCTGTTGTCGCTGGCCTGGGCGCTCAGGGTCGTCGCGGTGATGGTCACCGAAGACGAGAGCCGCGAGATCTCGATGAGCTCCGGGCCCACGAGGCCGGCGGCCGCGGCAAGCTGGCTGATCTTCAGCGCCATACGTCATTCCCTTTCGCGTTCTGATCCATCTTCGGCAAGGCGCGCATCGCCCGCCTCGGTGTTTCTCTCGCCGCCGGCCGCTGTCACCGAGAAGGTGTAGTCGTGTCGCTGCGCGCTCTCGAGCGCGGCCGCGGCGCCAGCCGAAGCCACGATCGACCAGTCGGTGGTGTCGAAGACCGTGGGCGCGCCGGTGTCGCCAGCCGACAGGTACGGGGCGAAGCGGGCCAGGTCGGCGCCCGTGCTCGAAGCGTTGAACGGCACGCCCGCATAGCTGGCGATGCGCGCGCCCGTGGTCGCGTTGTAGCGATAGAGCGTGCTGTTGCCGCCAGATGACGGGTCGCCCAGGAAAACCACCTCGCCGCCCAGCAGCCGCAGTGTGCCGACGCGGGTGGCGGCCGGCGAGAAGGTCACGTCGCCGATCGAGTCGAGCGTCGTCGGGTCGCGCCGCTCGAAGCCGCCAGAGATCGCGAAGACGAGGTTGGTGCCGTCGCAGTCGAAGACGCGCGAGAGCGTGTCGTCGACAGTGTCGACCTCGGTGCCGTCCGGGTCGTAACGGTTGCAGCGGCCACCGTCGTAGTTGACCGCGTAGACACTTCCACCGGCCGCCGCCACGAAGATGCGCTCGGCGCCGCTGGGCGTCGGGAAGTCGGGCTCGAGCGAGATCTTCGTCAGCCCAGGCGCCGCGACGTCGATGATCCACAGCTCGGATGGGTCGGTCGTCGGGTTCGTGTAGGTGCCAAGCGCGATGACGCCGGCGCTCGAGTCGTAGGCGGCCGAGCTCACCATGCGGCAGTTGAGCGTGGCTTCGAGCACGCCGGCGGCAGAGTACCGGCGGGCCTCGAAGTAGGCGCCGGACAGCGCCACGATGGACTCGATGTCGACGCGGCCGCCAGAGGCCAGCAGGAAGCGCCAGATAACGCTTGGCGCCCCGATTTCTGCGGGCTCGCGCGTGACCTCGAAGGCCGACCGAAGCGCCAGGGCGTCGGCGTCAGCGCGCACGGCCCAAAGTCGCAGCCTGACGATCATGCCGGCGCCGATCACACCGTCGGCCACCGTGTATTCGGTGTCATCGATCCCATCGACGGCCAGCAGCACCTCGTCGGTGCCAATGTCGATGAGCTCGAGGCTGTAGGTGACCCCTGACTCGGGCCCGATGTCTGCGCTTTCGTCGCCCTCGAGGTTCTGCTGGGTGCGGTGTCGATGGGCCCATGAGATCGTGAAGGAGCCGTCGGTGATGCTCTCGGGGTAGGCCTCGTCGGCGATCAGCAGCGCGCCAGGCGGATAGGGCCGCTGGATCACGGCCGCCAAGGTAACCGTGTCGGTTGGAGCTGATGCCAGCGACAGGTCGCCCGAGCCGGTGCGCGTGAGCAGCTTGACGTCGACGACCTCGCCGTCGAGGCGCTCGGTCGTGTCGATCGCGAAGTTCTGGTCGACAAAGAAGAGCCGCGCCCCGGCCGCGTGACTGGCCGCCACCGTTCCGAGCACGCCGCGGCCGAGCGTGAGCGCTCCGGTCGTCGCGTTCCACGCATCGACCCGCACGATCTCGTCGTCGATCTGCGCGTAGGTGCCGGTACTGACCTGGGCGCCGCCGGTGATGCCGGTGAGCGTGGCCGAGGTGTCGGTGTAGCCCATGGCTGCCGAGAGTGTTCCGCTCGGCGCGAAACTGTCGCGCCCCTGCTCGACGTACGCTTCGGAGCCGACTCGGTTCCATAGGCCAAAGTCGAGCGCGGCGCTTGAAGGCTTGGCCGCGGCGGCGATCAGGTAGGTCGCCGTCGGATCGAGGGCCTGGGCATCGGTTGCACCGAGCAGCAGCTGCGCCTCGTAGTAGTTGGCCTCCCGCATGAGGCGGTGATCGACTGGCATCGGCGTCGTGACCGGCGCGACCCAGCCCGACGGCTGCTCGGCCGCGTAGGTGGTCGTTGGCATGCCGTAGACGTCCTCGCCGGCCTCGATCGTGATCTTCCCGCCGGCGAGCTGTCCATAGTTGACGCGCAGCACGCGCAGCACGAGCCCGGTGATGCCCAGCTTGGGCCAGTTCAGTCGAAAGAGCGCGCCCTCGACCAGGCCGTAGGCGGTGCGATCAACGGTGATCCGCAGCTTGGCCAGCGGCGACGAGACCGCGCGCAAGTCGCGCATCGCGATGCGGCTGGCCAGGCTCGCCGTCGGGATGCCTGGGTAGCTCTTCGTGCGCGAGACCACGCCGCCCTGCGCTGTGATGTTGGCCAGGTTCTGCGCCTTGACGGTGCCCGACTTGCCGGGCCCGGCGGCGATGTCCGTGAAGGTCGCGGCCACCTCGTTCACCGCCTCATCGAGAGCCGGGCGCTCCATTCGCTCGACCGTCAGCACGTGCGCCGGGTCGAACAAAGGCAGCGCCTCGGCGTCGTAGCCGCCGCGCAAGGGCACGATCTGGAAGAGGCCCGTGCGAGGGTTCTGCACGAGGTTCGCGCCAGCGTGGTCGATCACGAGCTGAATGAGGCGCTCGACTGGTTCCTGCTGGGTCCAGTGCAGGCACAGGCCGAGGCCCTCGTCGTAGAAGGTGTCGGCCGCCTCCCTGAAGTTCGTGTCGTCGACGAGGCCGACGCCGGCGCCGCTGCCCCACTGCGGATCGGTGAGGCACTGGTAGACGATGTGCGCCGGGTTCATGCCGACGATCGGCGTGCCCACTCTGCGAACCTCGATGATTCGGTCGGCGCTGTAGACCGCCGCGGGAAACGAGCCCTCGACGGGTGCGTAGTCTGAGGTGCAGTTGTTGCCCAATAGCTCGCCGGTGTCGAGCGGGTCGATGCCAAGGATGAGCCGGTACATGCCAGGCGGCGCTTCGCCGCTTGCCACGTCGGCGAGCTCGTTGTCGGAGTTGCGGCCGCTCCACCAGAAGCGGCCGCTGTAGGGCTCGATGTCGCTGCCGGCGAACAGGCCGCAGACCGGCTCGGTCGACCCTGGCAGGGTGGCCTCGAATGACAGGGTCGCGTTGCCCTGCGCGTATGCGTTGAAGTGCAGGAAGAGCGAGGCGGCGTCTCCGGGAGTGCCGCCGTAGGCTGCGAACAGTGCCCGACCATCCGAAGACCAGCCGAGGAAGTTGTCAAACCCGGTGCCGCCCGCATCGGCCTGGGCGGCCTCGAGCGTCGAGCGCCACGGGTTGGAGCCGTAGCGGTATTCGTGCTGGTTCGTGCTGCTCCTCGGATCGGTGGCAGCGAGCCATGGCGCGATGGCAATCGAGCCGACCGGCACCTCGGCCTTCTCTGGATACCAGCACCCGCCGTCGGTGTTCCAGCCCATGGCGATGCGCCTGGCCAGCACCGCGACCGGCTTGAGGTATTGGCTCGTGCCCCAGTAGAACGCGCGGAAGACGAGGCCCAGGAGCCCGCGATAGCCGGGCTGCGGCCCGCTCTGCTGCTCGGTGAGGTATGCGTTGGCCGCCTGGTCGGCCTCGCCCATCATCACGTCGACGGTGCCCTGCAGCCCGCCCTCGCGCTCGTCTCCGCCGAAGAGGCTCGGGGCGTCGACGGTGATCTGGCCCGACTCGGTGACCTCGCCGCTCCAAGCCACGCGATCGGCCGAGCGCAGCTGCAGCAGCGCGTCGACAGGCCCTTCGCAGATGCCGAGGTGCATGCCGACGTAGTAGCGCCAGCCGATGGTCTGCTCTTTCTTCGACCTCATCGGGCCCCCCGGTGAGCTTGTGCACGCGCCACCGCAGCGGCGCGCATGGCCATCGCGTCGCCCGTGGCCTCGATGACGGCCGCCGGGATGCCCTCGCGCGCCAGCGCGCGCACGCTCAGGCCGTGGCGAACGCAGAAGGCGCGGATGCCGCTCGCGCAGTACGACCGGCCGTCGACGCCGACGCAGTGCCGAAGGGTCACGCGCACCTCGCTCATCACAGGCGCTTCTTGATCGGCGAGGTGCTGATGTCGCCGTACCACACGACATTCGGCCCGGTCACCCAGCACGTGCCGAAGATCACGCCCAAGGGCCGGCCCTCCTCGGCCGTCGGTGCCTGCACGTCCTCGGTCGATGGGGGTTGCTGCTGCGGCGGTTTCGGGGCGAGCGCGTAGCTCACCACAGCGGCGACGATGACGTAGGCGAGCAGTTCCCATCCCATGGCCTGGCCTCAGAAGATCGGGTCGCCGCCGAAGGGGTTCTTCTTCGGCATGAACTTGAACCCGCCGTGATTGAGCTGGTTGTCGAACTTGGCGCAGCCGCCCGAGCCGTCGGTGTGATCGCAGCCCGGAAACAGCGTGACCGCGTTGCCGGTGGCCAGCGGCAGCGGGTTCGTCGAGAGCGTCAGGTCGGCGCCCACGTGCGACTCGATGAAGCGCCGCTCGGTGACGCCGGCGCTCGGCGACCACTCGATGAAGCCGCCGGAGAAGTGGCCGTCGGCCAGCGCGTCGGCCTCGCTCACGCTCACCACGAAGCCGGCGATCGCGTCCACGGTGCCGGCGACGTCGTGGTCGGTCGGGTCCACGTTGCATAGGCCCGGGCCCTGGCTGTAGAGCGCGTGCGG